AAGAAGATCTTTGATAAGATTATGGAAGCTATGCAACCTGAGTTTGAAGATGAAACTCCTATCAATCCTTTTGACTTCTGGCAAGGTGCAAACTTCAAACTGAAGATTGTGAAGAAGGATGGTTACTGGAACTATGATAAGTCTGAGTTTGATCGTCAGGGTCCTCTTCTTGACGATGATGATGCAATGGAAGCAATCTGGAAGAAGGAGTATTCTCTTGCTGCCGTGATTGCTCCTGATCAATTCAAGTCCTATGAAGAACTTGAAAAGCGTCTGAAGATGGTTCTGGGTCAGAAGACTTCTCCTTCCGCCTCTCGTGCCGTTATGGAACAAGAGGATGAATATGAGTCTTATACTCAGGCACCCACTGCCGAGAGTCGTGTAGCGGAAGAACTGGAGCAATCCTATGCCCGTTCTAAGTCTCCTTCACTTCCTGTAGTTAATTCTGCGGATGAAGATGAAGATGATGCCTTATCATATTTTCAAAGGTTAGCTGAAGAGTGATTAACTAGTCAAACGGATATTATCTCCTCTCTTCAGGTCCTCACTAACATACTGTGAGGACCCTTTTTTGTATGGCATAATATCTCCCATATCATTCATTACAATATTGAGATAGAATGGTTTGAGAACGAAAATATTTCTCTTATCATCTTCTAGTTTATTTTCGTATTCATAATTTGTGACTGGTACTGCAATGTCTCCACTGTCAACTTGATAACCAACAAAGTAATCATAAAAACTTACGGAATATGGTGAGGAAACTTCAAGTCCAGCAGCAACAATTGTTACTCCCTGACTATTTGTAACCGCAGTTGTCTCATAATGATGAATTCCACTGTAAAGAGTATCATAATCACCGTACTTGGATAGTAGATGAGTATCAAAAGAACTTTGAGTCAAAGGCCATTCTGATTGAATGTTGACAATGTTGTTTGAGAGCAATACTACCCAATCCAGAGTTGGATCATCATAAACCTTAAATGCAACATTATCGGGTCTTTCATCACCGATAATTTTGTATTTTTCAAAAAATGATAAATCTTGAAAAATATCATCTCTGAGTTTTCCTTTCTTAAAAAGGTTCTTTACAGAAATATAATCTGATATTTTAGCATCGGGTAATCTGCTAACGTAATCAAAATTCGGAACCTGACGGAAGTATGATGCCATTTTAGTACCCTACGTATGTTGGTATATCACTATCCTTACCATAATCATCATCAAATATTGGTTCAAGTTCTTGAAAGGTAAGACTAAGTTCATATGCAACCATAGATTTATCATTTCCATCATATGTCATATAAGATCCATAAGGAGTGTAATTTACACTGCATCCTGTTAGAGCACACTCTTTAAATTTATTCAAATAAGGATGTTCTTTATTACCGGATAGATATGAAATTGCAAATGTATGAGGACTTCTTAAAAGAAGAACAGATTCCGTTCTTTTAACTGACATTGCCTGTTTAAAATATCTAATAATTGTTCTGACATCCTTTGCTTCTTCTGGTGATCTTGGTGACATTTTAAATGTAAAACTAAAATCCCTTAATGAGGGTCCATTAAAAAGTAATTCTGTATTTGGATTTGAAACAGCACCATATTGTCTTGCCAATAAGTTTGATGTACCCAATATACCTTCGGTAGTTTTAGCTGCAACAAATCCTTTTAAAATATTAGTATCGCTTGATATAGATTTAACACCTTGTTCTGCTGCATTTTTTCCCGCCTCGCCACCACCTACTAAGAAACTATTCACCGTATTGGCCATTGTTTCGTCAATAACTGACATATCTTGCTTTTGCCAATCTGCACTATTTCTATCGGCAATATTACCAGGAATTGGTAATGTGATGGATCCCAAAATTGATCTATTTGTTTCATTTTTATTTGGAAGAAATCCCACATTTCTTTGACTTGTATTTGATGATGCTAATGTTACTGGATTATACCGTATAATTGTAAATTTGATACAGTCTTGCTCATTTAATTTTAGTTTTTTTGGATAATGTACATCAGGATAATTTTGTCTTCCTATATATTTGCTTGAAATCTCTGATAGTGCTTTATCTTCAGTTGAACCAGAAGTTAAACCACCTGCTTCCGGTTTTGTAGCTGGTGGATTATTGGTTACTTCTTCTGGTTTTATATTATTATCTTTTGCTTGTTGAATTGCCTTTTGATTAATATCTTTCGTATTTGATCTAACTTGCTGTGATATTTTTTTATTTATATTTACATCTGAAGAAACTCCATATGCATTAAAAGTTGAATCTGGTTTAAAAAATTTATTTTTATCTATAGTTCCTACATAAACATCTTTTCCTGTAGTTGGATTTTTTGCAAATACTCCTATGGAGGCATCTGGATTTGAACCAACGGCAACTTGAGTTTTAAATTGAATTTGTTTATTAGTATCGTACCCAGTTTCTCCTGATTTTTTTCCTGCAGAATCTATACCTAAAAGAAATGGTTGTGATAATGGTGTTTGTTGTGGAGGCGTGGACATCAGAATACCTCCTTACCAAAAGAGGTGTTTAGAATATATTTTTCTGTTCTTCTAAACATTTTACAGTTTTTTATTTATTTAGACGGAATTTTCCATAAGGTATTGCAAGTAATTCATCAAGTTCATTTTCACGAACTACGTGCAATTTACCTATGACTTCTTGCCAGGTATAATTTCTTGATTTTCTCCAGTGAAAGTTAATTCCCTTAAATCCCCATTTTTGAAGATCTGTGCAAGCAATCAGTGGGTGTTGATCATATTTAATATCGGGAGTTTTGGGTGTGTAGATAAATGTATAAAACTTTCCTGGTTCTGGATATAATACTTCTTCCTTAAAGATCTCCATAATGATCAGCATCAAATCTTCTGGGTCTTTTGTACCTGCAGAATCAATTCTTTTCTTGAGTTGTTTTATTCTTGCAGTTGGGGATGTGCTCTTATATTGACCAAAACCTTCTGCCATTATCTGATACCTAATTCTTTTTCTGTGATGACCATAAAGTTTAAAAGTCTATCGGCACACCATTCTTCTGCAGCCTTCCACTTTGCCTGATTCACTGCATATGTCTGTGCTTCGTAGAGATATGATTTGGTTACTCTTGACTTTTGCTTTGGTGGAACAGCTTGCCTTTGTGGTTTGACTTCAACAACATAATTTTTAGTATTTCCAGAATTTTCCCTTACTTTGATGATAAAATCTGGAAAATACTTATGCACACGATTGTCAACCGGAGAAATATATGGTATCCAAAATTCTTCTGAACCATATTCCAAAATATTCTCATTTCTATCACACCACTGCATAAACTTCAATTCCCAAGAACTTCTGTAAATGATATTATTCACATTTCCCTTATATTTTTGAGGATTTTGTGGATGAAATTTACCTTGATTATATTTTGAATCCCGAGGCATCTTTTGTTCTTATGTCTAATACATAATATATACTGTCAAATTTATTTAGATGCCAGCACCTAAACCAGAAAAGAGGAAAGTTGCTCAGATAAAAAATTCTATTCTTAATCCGGCACTGACTTCTCATTATCAGTGCTGGTTTAATCCACCAGAGAAGGTAACAGGTTGGGTAAAGCAACGTGCTGAGGCTGGTTTAGGTAAAGAATATAATCCAGAATTTGCCGAATTTATATCACTAATGTGTTGTGATGCATCTCTTCCTGGATCATCATTGGCAACATATGACATAAATGATGATTTTACTGGTGTAACAGAAAGACACGCATATCGCAGACAATATGATGATCGGGCAGATTTCACTTTTTATGTGGATCACGATTATTCAATTATTCATTTTTTTGAAAATTGGATTGCATTTATTGTCAATGAGAAATATTCTGACGGAATAGAAAAACCAGAATATTATTATAGGATGAATTATCCTAAAGATTATAGATCGTCTGAAATCAATATCAATAAATTTGAAAGAGACTATAAAGGTAAATATCTGCAATATTCATTTTTGGAAGCATATCCAATCAATATTACATCTATGCCAGTTTCCTATGAATCTTCGTCGGTATTGAAATGTAATATATCCTTT